GTCACTGGCAACAGTGCTTGTGAATCCTTTCACACAAGTTAAGCCTTTATCATGTAGCAGAATAGAGTCTAGGGAGAACCTAGGACAGGGTTATATCTTATTCAACGTCAACAATCGACCTATAGTGAACACTGCTACGCCTACTCGTTATCCGGGAAGCTACCTGTTCTACTGCGCTGTACGCGTTACACGTCTGCACGGCCTGCAGAACGGAGTACGTTTCGCTTGTATCACATCCGCTTCCCTTCTAACTCGTATTAATTTTTAAATACAAGACAAGAATATAAAAAGAAACTAAGATGAAACTATGAAAGATATAGATGAATTGTTAAGTGAAGCAGAAATAGGAAAACAATCTGCTGTATTTAACAGAATTACAGATGAAGCTATGCCTTTCTGGCAAGGTATCGTTGAACGTATAGAGACTGGTAAAGCTATACATAGAATTTTACGTGATGAATTTGATGTACATATAAGTGAATCAGCAATACGTAAACGAATCAGGGACATACAGAATGGCAAATAAAAAACCTAAAGACGTAGATAAACTCATAGCAGAAGCTGAAAGTGCTACAATACAAGCATTAAAAGCTGACAATCTAAAGCTACTTAAACAGCTTGACAAAGCAAAAAACAAAAAAGAAGATATGATTGAAGCTGTATATGAAGCTGTATCTACTAACTTAAGAACTTGGAATAAACCTAATATTCCAAAACCTAAATCAATAAAGAAATCAAAAGACGAAGAGATTGCTGTAGCTATATTGTCGGACGTACAGTTAGCTAAAGTAACACCTGAATACAACACTGAGATAGCAGAGAAAAGGGTAATAGAGTATGCACATAAGATAGTAGAACTAACAAATCTACAACGAAACGCGCATCCTGTGCGGAAGTGTGCTGTACTTGCTGCTGGTGATATCGTAGAAGGAGAACTTATATTTCCTGGTCAAACGCATCTTATAGATGCAAGTCTATATAATCAAGTGACAATAGATGGACCTAGAATATTGACAAAGTTCTTTGACATATTACTAGCAAACTTTGATGAGGTAGAAGTAACCTGGGTAATAGGTAACCACGGTTCTCTTGGTGGTAGAGCAAGGAAAGACTACCATCCAGATTCTAACTCAGATAGAATGCTTGGTAAGATAATGTCAATGGTATATGAATATGAGAAAAGAATATCATTTATAATACCAGACAGCACAGGTGATAACCATTGGTTTGCAATAGCTAACCTTGGTAAAGACTGTAAGTTTTTTGTATGGCATGGAGATAATATCAGGGGACACTCAGGATTCCCATGGTACGGCTTCGGTAAGAAGCTGCTTGGTTGGAAGGCATTAGCATCAAGAGACCTGATGCCTGACTTTGATTACGCTATAGCTGGACACTGGCATACGCCCACAACTATGTACGTCAATGACGTAAGAGTCTGGGTAAATGGCAGCACAGAAAGCTATAACACGTATGCATTAGAACAGTTGGCTAGTATGGGTAGACCATGTCAATGGTTACTGTTCTGTAAACCAGGACATGGAATAACTGCAGAATACCTTGTAAAATTAGATAAAGTATAACTATAATGTATAGTATGAATGACAGTAGTGTCAAGTCTATGTGGAAGATAAAGGGAATAGAATACGCTGGCATAGGTGACAGACCATATTTCATTCTGACCAATGAAAATGGTGGTGTAAAGTTAGTGCCTATCGAAAGAGGTATTACTAATCTCAGAGATGTACTAGACTTAAACTAAATATTAATCTATTTGTTTTTTACCTACGTAAAAACAAATAGATAGAAAGGAATGTTATGACTAATAACGTTGACTTGTTATCCCCTTTTCCAAAGGAGCTTGTAATGAAAGCACCTGCGGGAAAGTTTGGTGATTACGTACCACACGCACATTACGTAGAAAGACTACGTGATAGTGGTGTTAAATACTCATGGTCATGTGAACCAGTATATGGCAGAGTAGATGGTATTAAAAGAATCGTTGGTGCTAAAGGTACTATCACTATTGATGGTATGGGTAGCTTTGATGGATTCGGAGATGTTGATACTTTTAAACTTAACAACGATAAGTTTAATGATGGTAGCAATCTTAAAGATGCAGAATCAGATGCATTCAAACGTGCATGTATGCGCTTTGGTCTTGGTGTAGAACTCTGGACTGGTAGTAAACAATCAGAAGAAGATGCTAGGGCAGTTACTGAAGATAAAGTAGAAGTAACTAAAGTAGATATGCGTAAGAAAGAAAACAAACCTACAAAGGATGACATAGCCAAGATGGAAGCCATCATGGATAGTATTGTAGGTACTGATGGCTAAGCAAGATGTGGAGTTTATTGCAAAGACTATAGGTGAAATGCTTGCTGATGTTGATGCAAACAACGTACCAAAGATACTTGGCTTAGCTAATAAATACACACAAGTTAGAAACTTTCCTAAGAACAAAGCAGATTGGACAGACAAACAGTTGAATCTGTATTTTACCTTTATAGAAAAGGTAGTTGATATGCCTGTAATGTATACGCAGACAGAGTTTAAAGACCTTGATATAATACAAAAGGTACAAGCTGTAATGGGTGATGTAGTAGATATTACACCATTGCCAGCAGGTTCTAAGACAAAAGGAATTGTGGATAAATTGGATGAAAAAAGAAAATATCGTGATGACCTAAAGTGTCCATACTGTGGTGCTATGGTATACGATAACAGACTAAACAAGAAGTCAGATAAAAGTCCTGACTTTGTTTGTGCTACTAATGATGCAGCTATATGCGGTGGACACACAGGCAAATGGCGTAAATCATGGTGGTTAGATAACAATGATGTACCTGCAGAATGGGGTATAGATAAAGAATAGGTGGAGATATGATACCAGAATACTTTAGGGACAGACCTGTTCCTAGATATATTAGAAGTAAATCCCAGCTACTTGCATGGGTATTCGAAACATTCATGGACCAAGAACCAATTAGTAATTGGGAAATGGTACGTGACTTAAATTGTCACAGATTTGGTGGCATAATATTTAATCTAAGAAAACTAGGTTATAAAATTGTTACTGTAAAAGGTAAACAAAGGGGTGCAGCAATGTACTATTGCACTGAACTGCCTAGTACTACTGCTAACATTAGCTAATGATAGAAGTATTAATCAGTTGTGTGATAACCCCCTTATTATTGACAACTGATATGGTAGTTGAGTATCGAGAATGCCAAGATATACGTACTAAATTGGCATATGTTGTGGACTGGCATGATACTGTAAACAACTACTTTGAATCAGAGGATGACATCCTGCGTGCTTTAGGGATAATCTACTGTGAAAGCAGTGGGAAGCCTACTGCTGTAGGTATTAACTCTAACGGGACAAGGGATGTCGGACTCTGGCAATTCAACGATGATACATGGGCTTGGTTAATTCCTAAGCTTGGTATAATAAGTGATAGGACTAACCCACAGGTCAGCACGGCTGTTGCGGCCTGGTTAGTCTATAATGATGGATGGCATCATTGGAACAGTAGTAAACACTGTTGGAAAGGGACAAGCAATAAAATGTTGAGATTAAATTATGACGTATGAAAGTCTATCTCGTAAGTATCGTAAACAAATAAACAAGATGTTAAATCTAGTATGTGATTTGTGTGGTGCAGGTTACATGACAGACTTTACATTGGTACATTACTGTGATGATTGTATTAGAAGATTGGAGATAGAACTTGGTTAACAGAATACAAAACATAGATAAAATAAATATATTTAATAATCCAGAGTTTATGAGAACATGGGGTAAACAATTTGTAAAGGCATGTGGTAGTACCACAATGAAAGTAAAGCCAGATATGTTACGTTTAAGGTTTCTTATGGATAAATTTGTAAAAGACTATAACGAACAGCTTGGTGTATTAGAGGAGGAATAATGAGTAAATTAGCAACACCAGAACAGAAGAATCATGTTACACCACAAACAAGTAAAGACAAGTATATAGAGTGGAACAAGCGTATGGAAGATGCTGCAGCTGCATTAGATACGTATGGAGGCAAGAGACTGTTAGGAAGAACTGCTAAAGGGAATGACGTATGGGTAAAATACAGTATCGATAAAGAAACGTTAACAATGAAAATGGACATAACGCATGACTTAGATAACATAACTACGCTGGCACCACGTAGAACAACAGTGGGTGCCAATCGGTCATACAAGGGTAATCCTATGAGACCTAAAACAAAAGGTGACCATGGTGAAATAACAGAATCAAGCCTTAGATATCTAAAGCTTCTTAAAGATATAGTAGACAGCACTATAATAGGTAAAGTAGATGGAAAGTGTAGTACACAGTTATTCATGTTAGTAAGTAACTTTGTGTACGAAGGTGGTACAACAGTAGAAGAACCTAGATGGAGAGATATTATGGCTACCTGGGACTTACCTTCAGGTAGTTACCTAACAGTGTATGGATAAAAAAAAAAGTTGTAGGACTTATAAAAGTAAAAATGGATATACAAAAATCTCAATCTGTAATTGTAAATACGGAAGTAGCGTAAGTCACTAAAAAATTTTTTAAATAAATTATGTTAGAAAACATCTAACGACAATACACTAATAACCTAGTTTGTTTAACTTTTTATTTAATTTTGCAGCTTTTCTAAGCTGTGCATCACGTTCAACAATAGCAGAATCTAACGTACTATAAGCAGCAGATAGATGTCCAGCTTGTTTAAATGCAGGGTCAGAACCAAAGGCTCCAATTAATTTTTGCATCTCTTTAACTTGTTTTGCTGCACCTATGCTTTTACTCATAGCTATATTACGCAACGCAGTATGTTGTTCTTTACGCTTTTTTAATTCTTGCTTACCAAGACCAGCGTATCCTTGTCCTACTTTATCCATTACTTTGTAATTTGTTTTTTTGCGTATGTCTTGACAACTGCAAGCGCAGCACCACCACCAGCAAGTGCAGCTAACTGAATAGTTTCAGCTTCTACGCCTACAAGAGGAGCAACTGTTAAAGCACCAATGAACGCTTCAATGAAGGTCCAGGCAGTTCTTTCAAGCATATC